GCCTGAGCCCCGCGTGGGCGGCGGCTTGCTCGGCGACGAGAGCTGGGTGGCCGTAAGTCATGCCGCGCAGTGTGCGCGGGATCGGGCCTGCTGGTAACTAACTGCGGTTATAAGTTGATGGGGGGGGCAAACACCCAGGTTCTGGACCTTCCTGCCGACCGTGGTTTGGAGGCGGGGCCGGACATGCCACTAGATCGAGCGAAAACCGTTATAGCGCGTTATAGCGGAGATGGGTTAATGGGTGATAGCCACCAGGCAAAAAAAATCGCTCTACGGGCCAATTTTGCGCGTCAAGGGTTCCCCAACACTCCCGGCGGGAGAGATGGGCGGCGGATCAGCCGTCGGCTAGATGCGCGCGGATGGCGTCGAGGATCAGGGAGCGGGCGGCGTCGTCCAACTGGCCGCCCTCCTGGATAGGCAGGTAACGGCGGGCCGGAATGTCGCCCCAGGGGATCTTGCTACCGCGCCTGGTAGCGCCAAAAGCCCCCTTCTTGGCCCCGAACTGGAGCACGGCGGCCTGCACGGCGGACGATCCGACGATCACGCTGTCGGCGCTGGCTTCATAGTACAGGCGGCTGGTGACGAAGGTTTTCTGGTCTATCAGTGGCTTGTTGCCCTTCTTGCGTGCGAGCGTGACCGGGCTGTTGGGTGCGAATGGCTGGCCAGTCCAGTCGCGGCCCGATAGGATGCGCTCCCGGCTGCCTTCCATCAGCGCCTGGCCGATGGTGTGCATGGCGGGTTTCATGTTCGAGCTGCGGCGGCGCAGCTCTTCCAGCGCCTGGCGCACTTCGCGGTCGTCGATTTCGATGCGGATCATGTGCTATCCTTTCATTGGCCTCCCCATCCGCCAGTGAGCCGCCGATCGGCCTCGTAGCATGGCGGGGGGTCTCCGGTGGATCGGCCGCCGGGGTCAGGGCTGCCTCTTCCAGACCAGCGTGCCCAACCTGGCGCGGTTTTCCAGATAGCTGGCCTCATCCGGCGTGAAGGCGGTCACACCCGTCCACAGATCGCGGCTCCATTCGAACACCGTCAAGGCTGGAACCTCCATGCCCTCGACGATCCAGCGCGCCACATAGCGCCTGCGCAGTCTCTTCTTGCCATTGTCTGGCGTCTCCAGCGCCATCCAGATCTCGTCCGGAGAACGGATCGTGTCCGCCAGCAGCAGCACGTGGCGTTCGCGGCCACGCTTGAGCGCCTTGTATTCGCCCTGCCTGTCGATGAACAGCGATTCACCGATGGCCAGATATTCGCCTGCCACATCCCGGAACAGGCCGATCTCACCGGGCTCGACGCCGAACTCCGACAGGAAGCGGCGGACGTACCACTGCGGCGCTTCGCCCGATGGAAGCAAACGGTCTGCCGGCGCCTGACGCGGAGGCGGCAGGGTGGGCTTGGGCTCGCCGCCATCTCGGATGCAGGCATGGCAAGCCCCCGGCAGGTCGCCATCGCGCCAGGCGGGCACGAAGCTCCTGAGCGCATCGGACTGCGCCCCAGGCATATACCCCCAGCCCTTGTCGATGCCAGGCGGCTCGCCGGTCTTGGGATCGATCGCGTCCCATCCGGCTGGCGGCTCGGTGTAGCCGGGCTTGCCGCCGGCGAGCTTCGCGGTCTCGGGGCCGTTGGCACCGGAAATTTTGCATTTGCAACCCCAGCCATTCGGCGCGAAATGCGTCTGCCAGAACGGATGATCGGCAGGCAGGGTCAGGCCGTCCCAGGCCAGATGCTGCAGGCGCGGGTGCTCGTTGGGGGTGTGGCGGTATACCCAGTACTTGAACCCGGCGTCTTTCAGCTGCGCCAGCCGCCCGGCGGCGTAGCTTGTGGCCAGATTCGTCTGGTAGATGATGCGCGTGCGCCAGGCGCGGCCGGCCGCCGTTTCCTCGCCCGTCCAGCCGTGCCAGCCGTTTTTCTCGACGATGTCGGCAAAGCGCTTGCGGAAATCGTCCAGCGTCTCGCCCTCGCTGATGGCCTTGTCCACCGCGCCGGCCAGATCGGCGAGCAGGTCGGCCTTGGCCGCACCGGCGACCATGAAGGCGCGGTCGTGGGCGCTCTTTTTAATGTCGTCCCAGCGCGCGGTCGGGACGAGGTTGCCCAGCTTGCCCCGGAAGAACGCCACCTGCTCCGCGAACGGGCGGCTGAAGACGAAGGCCAGGGACGGGTCAGCGGCGGCTGGCTGCGGCATGGGCGCGCTCCCAGTCGTCGCGGCAGTCGGCGTCGCAGAAGCGGCGGCCGCCGCCGGTGACGTCGCCGCACCAGTGGCACAGGCCGGTATACGGCAGCGACCGCGCCCGGCGCGCGGCGGCGATGGCGTCCGCCACGGTCTGCTCGATCATGCGGTCGGCGCGGTCGGCGTCGTCACTCATGTCATTCTCCCCATCCAGATGAGTTCTTCGTCGCGTCGAATGCGCGCACGCAGGCGGCGCGTGGGCTCGGCATACAGGACGCGCCCGCCAAAAGTCTGCGCTGGCGGGACGGCGCGCTCGGCGAGCAGGTGCGCTGCCGCCGGACCGTCAGGCAATCCTGAATGGTTGACAAGCGCCGCCCCGGACGTTGCCCCGGCGCCGATCATGAGCAGCAGCGCCCCCGCCGTACCGCCGCGCCCGGCCAGTTGTACCAGGCGTTCCCCGGCGGTCATGGCAGGCTCCTCGCCCACACGGCATGGCCGATGGCGGCGATCTCGTCGGTGGAGAGTTCGTGCGTGCCATACGCCACGGATGGCGCATCTCCCAGCGGCAGGGTCTGCGCCCACACGGCGGCGGCGATCTCGTCGATGGCGACGGCGGAGAGCATCATCGATGGTTCGACGATCTTTCCGACCGCCACAAGCCCGGCCGGATCGAGCTGCGCGGAAAATCGGCCGGTATTGGTCAATGCGCCGGCGGCATGGAGCACGGCTCCGCCCAACTGCCCGGCGCCCGCGCCGGAGAGCAGCAGCGCGCCCTCGGCAGCCGGGGCGGCATCCTCCAGATTGATCGCGAGCTGCCCGCGCAGGGCCAGCGTGCCCGCCGCGCCCAGTGTGGCATCGCCGAGTGTGGCCGCCGTGCTGCCCCGGTTGAGCAGCTGTCCGGATGCAGCCGACATCGCGGCATCGAGCGTCCTGGTCAGCGCGCCAGAGATGGTCAAGCCGCCGGTGGCCGCCAGCGTGGCATTGGCCAGTTGCGCGGCGGCGCCGCCCACCACGGCCAGACTGCCCTGCGCGGTTCCGGTGGCCGCGTCGAGCGTGATCGCCGCCTGCCCATGGATGGCCAGCGCGCCGGTGGCGGCGAGCGTCGCGTTACCCAGGACGAGGGCGGCGCCGCCGTGGTTGAGCAGTTGCCCGGATGAGGCCAGCGCGGAAGAATCGAGGGTTTTGGTCAGTACGCTGGCAATCGGCAGGCTACCCGTCGCGGCCAGCGTCGCCGCGTCCAGCGTGGCATCCAGGCTGCCGCTGATGCCGGCAGCGGCCAGTGTGCCGGTGGCGGACAGCGTGGCGGGGGCGAGCTGCGCCGATGCCGCAGCCGCAATGGCCAGCGTGCCCGAGGCCGAGAGGGTGGCCGCGCCCAGGGCGAGCGATGCGCTGCCTGCAATCGCCACCGCGCCGGAAGCCGAGAGGGTGGCCGTGCCGAGGGTGACGGCCAGCGCGCCCTGGCTGGCATAGGACGGCGCGGCGAACAGCCAGTCCGTAAAGACCGCGACCTCGGCCTGATCCGTGTCGCCGGGGAAGACCGCCTTGACATACGGCGACAGGCTGCCCCTGCCCCTGCCCCTGCCCAGCCAGGCGGAGGTCAGCGGGTATTTTCCCTTGCCGGTGACGGCCACGGTTTACCCCTGCGTTTCGACGTAGGTGCCGCTGACGTTGGTCGCCGTGGTGGTGTTCGGGACAAAGACCAGGAAGGGCACCGTGCCGTCGTGAATCCTCGGCATGCCGGAGGTCAGCACATCGACCGCGTTGGGGATCGCCGCCAGCAATTCGAGCGAGGCCAGCACGCGGTAGGCCACGAGGTTCCACACGCCGCCGGTCACGGTGGCCGAGAAGTTCACCGACTGCACCGAGCGCACGCCGGTATCGCCGGCCTGAAGGTCCAGCCGCAGGAAGCTGCCCAGCGCGGTGGTGGCGGTGATGGCGTCAAGCAGGCTGGCGGTGCGGCCGCTGGTGCCAGCCTGGTTGGTGTAGCTCACCGTGCAGGTCGGCGTGCCGGCGGTCGATGCCGTGGAAAACTCCAGGCCGAGCAGCACGCCGTCGCCGTTGGTGGTGCCGTTGATGTCGCGCGCCGGCCAGGTGGGCGAGGTGATCGCCTGCGCGCCGGTGGCATTCGCCGGTCGGTTCTGCCACAGGCGGTCGCACAGCAGCAGGGTGCCGGCCTGCGTCGCCATGCCGCTGAATCTGGCCAGGTAAGCGTTGCCGCTACCGGGGTTGGAGCGCGGGATCTGGCCGGCCACAGGGCCGGTGAGGGTCGCGCCGTTGAGCGTGGTGTCGTAGCCCCCCGCGCCGGGGCTGCCGGCCAGCGCCCACCAGGTATGCGGACGGCCGGCCACCAGCGTGCCGGAGGCGGTCTTGGCGAAATAGCGGGGCGGCTGCATTCCGGCGATGGCGCCGTCGAGCGTGGTGATGGCCATGATCAGGCGTTCCCGTCGGTCAGCGTGAAGCTGGTCACACTGAAGGACTGACCGGAGGCGAAGCTGGTGTTGTCGACTTGCAGGTCGCCGCCGCCGCCCGTCGCCGTGACTGTGCCTTGCAGATGGCAGGTGGTGCCGTCGCTGGCGTAGATGCGGAAGTGCGCGGCAGTGCCGGAGGCGTCGGCGCTGGCATCCTGCCAGGTGCCCGACATGGCCTTGCTGCCTGCGGCCGCGTTGGCCATCCAGTCGGACGGCAGGTTGAGCGTGGCGAGCACGGTGCCGGAGTCTGCCGTGGCGCACGATGCCGGTGCCGCGCCGGTGCGAATCTTCATGACGGCTGACGCGCCGATGGCGGTTTCGATGGCGTCGAGGCGGGCGTTGCGGACTGCGACAGAGAATTGGATAGCCATGGTGGGTTACTCCTTCGATGGGTTGGTTTCGTAGGTGGTGACGGTGCGGGTCACCTCCAGGGTGTTCGGGTCGCGTTCGACGGTCTGAATGGCTCGGTCTGGGTGCGCCACCACCACCTGCGCGGGCGGCACTTCGGCGGTGAAGCTGACCTCGGGTGCCGCGACCTGCACGTTGACGGCTGGCGGCGTGACCGTGACGGCGGGCGCGGCCACATCCACCTGAACCACTGGCGCTGCGGCCTCTGGCACGTGGATGTGGTTCTCGATCACCGGCGGCGCGCTGGCCGCCATCGCAGCCAGCCCCTCGGGCAGGGCCAAGGTGGCGTGCAAATGGATGTGCTGCGCCTGCTGCGCATCAGTGGTCGCTGTGGGGGCGGATTCCTGCCGCACGTCGTAGCGCCCGGCGAGGTCGGCGGCGGCGAAGCCCATCGCCATCACCTCGGCGAGCCGGTCGGTGGGCAGGTCGCCATAGGCCGCGAGCAGCGCGTCGCGCAATTGCTCCAGGCTCTGCGCCTCGTCCACCAGGCGCTTGATGCCGTCCATGATCTGGCCCCAGGCGGGAGCGGCCTCGGTGTCCATGCGGTCGGTCTGCGGGTCGACGGGGGTCTGATCGGCCTCGCCAGCGGCCGCATGCGCGGATTGCATGCGACGATGCGCGGCCTGCCCGGCCTGTCCCGTGGTGTCCGGCGCGGGTGGCAGGGCAGGCGCGCCGAGCACCGGCTCATCCGGCGCGGCTTCCGGGATACCCCAGCGCTCGCGCACCCAGGCTTGCGGGATGGGCATGCCCAGCGGCACCAGCTTGGCGAGTTGATCGGCCAGCGCGGCCATGTCCTCCGGCTCCTCCACCATTAGCGTGAGCTTTGGCAGCGGCGCATCGGGCAGGTTGAGCGCGATGAGTGGCGCGATCAGGTCGCGCGTGAGGGTGGCGGAAATCGCCCGGGCATCGGAGCGCATCAGGTCGGCGCGCACCTCGTCATGCACGCGGGCCTGCGCGAGGCTGCCGCTCGATCCCTGGTCGGTGGTGAGGGTCTGGCCCAGCACCGCCTTGCTCACCTGCCGGTCGAGGTATTCGATCAGGCGCTGGTACAGGTCGGCCGACGCGCTCTTGGCCGCGCTCTCGACAATCTCCAGCGCCATGCCCGCCGGGATCACCGCCCCGGCATCCGAACCCAGCTCGAACACCGCGCGCTTCAGGACGGCGATATCCTCGCGTGTGGCCCCGGCCTCGTATTTGCCGACGCGGATCGGCTGTCCGTAGAGCTCGGCAAACGCCGCCCAGTCGCGCAGCGCGTAGCTTTTGAACACCCAGGCCCACAGCGCCGAGCGGGCCAGCCCGCCCATGAGCGGGATGCCCGCCATGACCTTGGGGGTGTGGCACAGGAACTTGTACGGCGGCAGTTCCGCCCCGTCCGCCGTGCCGTCCATGAGGCGCAATTCGCGCCCCGTCTCGCGGTCGAAGCGGAACCAGTGCGCCTCGCGCGGCAGGATGGCGGCTGGCGTCCAGGTTGGGCCGTCGGTGGCCCAGACGATCTCCGCGACCGCGTATCCCTTGGAGAGCGCATCGAGAATCTGCACCATGAGTCCCGGCAGGTCGATGGCCTCGAGCACCCGGCGGGCGAGGTCGGCGGCCTTTTTCGCCGCGCGCGAGTCATCCGCAGGCTGCACATCCCATGGCAGACCGGCCACCGCGAGCTTGCGGGTTTGCAGCACCGCGCGGTAGTGCAGGTCTTTCTCTTCGATGTCGGCGGCGGCGATCAGGAAGTCGTGGCCGTAGCCCATCGCGGCATTGCGCAGGATTTCCGCCACCTGCGCGGGCGTGAGGCTGGCCAGGGGCCGCCACGTCCACGCCTGGCGAAAGCCGGTCAGGGCCGGGGCGGCGAGTTCGGTTTTGAGGGTTTGGGTGTCCATCAGTAGGCGCTCCACTTGTCCATCGGCGCATCGTCCAGCGCCGGGTCCGTCCGGCCCGACCACTTGCGCGCACCGACCGGCTCGTAGCCGTAGGCAAACTTGGGCTGCGCGGCCGCCGAGCAGGCGAGCGCCAGCGCCCAGAAGCGGTCGGCGTGGGAGCCGTTTTCCCGCTCGGCCACCAGGCGCGGGTTGCCGTTCGGCCCCGCCACCCGCTGCACACTGTGCAGGTCGGCGCGCAGCGCCTGATGGCCCAGCGGCAGGCGGATGCGGCGGTCTTCCATGCGCTCCTTCAGGGCCGTGGCCATGTCGAGCTTGCGGGCCGGGTTGAACAGCACGCCCTCCACCCGGTACTGGCCGTGGCGGCGCTGCGCTTCCTGCACCGGCATCTCGCCCAGGCCCGTCTGGTCGAGCGCGGCGCGTATCAGCCGGTAGTCGCGCATCACCCGGTCCAGTTCCGCGAGCTGCGCGGCAAAGCTTGTCGCACGCAATTCGATCAATTCGCGCAGCCACAGCACATCGCCCACTTCCTCCAGCACGGCGATCACGGTCAGGTCTCCGCGCGCGGCGAAGTCCATGCCAACATAGCATGGGCCGCCCTGGTAGGCCCGGCCATCACCCACGGCCCCCTCACCCCGACCCTCTCCCACGCGAGCGGTGGAGAGTGCGTGTTTGCCCCCTCTCCCCTCTGGGGAGAGGGTTGGGGTGAGGGGCTGGGCGAGGATGCATTCCGCGTCCTCGCAGCCGTCGATCAGCTCATACGGCAGCCAGGCCGTGGCCTCATCCACAAACTGGCACTCGAATTCCTGCGCCCAGGCGATCTGGTCGGCCATCGCCCGGCGCAATTCCTCGATGTCGCGCGGCAGGCCGTCCGCCACCGCGTCATAAATCGTCACCACATGACGCGAAAACAGCCCGTCGGGCTGCGTCATGATCTCGTAGAACTTGTTTCCTTTGCCGTTCGGCGTGGAAATCACCCGCAGCTTCAGATCAGGCCGCGACACCACGGGCAAGAGCGCCGTCCAGATCGCGCGGGAATCCTGGTGGTGCGCGAATTCGTCGAGGATCAGGTTATCGCTCATGCCGCGCGCCGTGCTGGGTTTGCTGGCCACGGCGCGGATGTAGCTGCCACGGTTGCCGATGCGCACCAGGTGGGCCAGTTCGTCCGCCTCGAATGGCACATCCAGCGCCTCGAACGCCGCGCCGATGGCGCGCAGATGCAGCTTCACGCCGTTGTCCATGGCGTCGAGCGCCCGGTCGCGGGAAACCGACAGGATCGTCCAGCGGCTCACCCGCCCTTCGGCCTCGGCTTCGAGCACGTCCAGCACGGCTTCGAGCGTGGTGGTGAAGGTCTTACCAGTCTGCCGAGACCACATGCCCGCCTTGAAGCGGGCGGGGTCGGCCAGATAGCGGCGCTGGTAGGGGTAGAGAATGGGGCTACCCGCCATACAACCCCCGCTTGATCGCCTCCAGCGTCGCCGCGTCCAGCGTCTTGCCCTCGCGCGCCGCGGCGCGCTCCACGGCGTCGAGCTTGGCGCGCACCTCTTCGGCCCACTTCTTCTGCCCGATGCTGGCGCGGCTGGCTTCGGCCACGGCGCGGGCGGCGTGGGTCAGGAGCTTGACCTGCTCGGCCGGGTCGGCGTCTTCGGCTTCGCGCACGGCGAGCATGGCGTCGAACAGCGCCGACTGCACCAGTCGGATGACGGCGGCGGAGTGTTCGTCCGCCTCGTCGGGGCTGGCCTGGGCGATGATCTTCGCCGCCTCGGTGCTGGCGCGGATGGCGGCCATGCTGCGCTGGAGCTTCTGGTCGTAGCGGTGCAGGCTGGATTTACCAATTTGGTAACCCTGCACGGCGATCCATGCGGACAGGGCCTCATAGCCGCCGTGGGTCTGGTCGGCGAGGAGCTTTTCGAGCTGCGCGCGCAGCTCGGGCGGCAGTTGGGTGATTTTGGGGCGGCGCGGCATGGGCGGCCTCACCAGCGGGGTGGGCGTGCGATGTCGGCGGGACACTCGGCGCGGTAGTCCACCAGCGCCTCGCCATCCGGCGTGAGGTCGGCTGACCAAACCGGCCCGTGGTCATGCAGACCGATGAGGCCGCGTTTTTTGAGGCTCACCATCTCGGCGCGCAGCTGGTCTGCGGTCACGCGCAGCGGGATATCGCGGCATGCGCCCATGATGACGGTCTCCACCGTGCCGTAAGGGCGCGCGTGCCACAGCGCGGAGAGGATCACCCAGCGCAGATACTCGCGCTCGGCACGGGCGTGGTCGATTATGGCGTCGAGGTGTTTATCGCTCATGGCGCAGTTCCATCATCACTTCGTAGATTCGGTCGATCTTGGCGTTGAGACTGGTGTATTCGCGGATGGCGTCGTCGCGCAGCTGGAAGCGCCTGATGTCCGCATCGCGGTCGCGCTCGATGGCGTCGATGCGCCGTCTGGCGTCCGACAGTTCGTCGCGCAGGGCCTTGATGATCTGCTCCACGGCGCGCTGGTAGCGCTCGTCGGCCTGCGCCATCTCGCGGATGGCGTCGTCCCGGCGCTGGTAGTGCAGCGGCAGATCGGCGATGAGCGATTTCATCCGGCTGTCCACGTCCTCGATGCGCTTGAGACGCTGCTCGATGTCCTGCAAGAGCCGCGCGGCAAACCACTTGAGCAGGGCAAACACCCCGCCAAGCACCACGCCGCCCACCGCCAGCAGCGCGGGCAGGCTCAAACCCGAGAGCATCACATCACCTTCCACGGCTCACCTCGTCGTCCCACTGGCGGATGGCGTCGATGCGGGCGCGGCATTGTTCGTAGAGGCTTGCGGCGTCGAGGATCCATCCGGCGATGTCGGTATCGGTGGTGTCATTTCCTGCCCCCTCACCCCTGCCCTCTCCCCAGCGGGCTTGGGAGAGGGGGTATAAGGAATCGGCGGCAGGGGCGGCAGTGGCTGCAAGAGCGCTGCCGGTGGGCGCGGACAGTCCGATCCGGAAAGCGGGGGATTGCTGGAGCAGCCCGCGAGCGTCAGCAGACAGGCAAGGGCGGCCAGTGGTGGCAGATTGGAGGTCATGGCGCAGTCTCCGGTTTGTCGCATCGAGTGCGAGCATGCGGCGGTCTTTTTCGGCGATGGAGGCGTCTGCGGCGCGGCTGGCGGCCTCGATGCGGCGACGGGATGCCTCGGCGGCGGCGGCTTCGCGTTTGGCAATGTCGGCGCGGATGCCGGCCACTTCGGCCTGGCGGGCGCGGTGCTCCCACGCATAGGCGAGCGTGGCGCCACCGGCCGCCGAGACGACGGCCGCCAGCGCAATGGGCCAGATGGATGGCAGCTGGATCATTGGTGTTTCTCGTCCTAGCAGTACATGGTCACGTAACGGACGCCAATGCGCGATTCGTCGCAGCGGATCACGTCTGCGATGTCGTTGAGCTGCTTGATCTGCAGCCTTGACATGACTTGCTGCGTGGCGTCCGTGGTGTCACGGCACGGTACTCCGTGATACGTGATGGTCACGTTGACGATCGCTCTGTATTTACGATCATCGCTCATGGATGCTCAGCCTCTGAGCTGCGAAACCAGTAGCCAAAGGCCATGCCGAAACTCGGCCCAAGGCCGCTGACAAAGCTCTGCACATCGAGCTTGTCGTGCAGCAGCGCCCAAAGCAGCGATCCAACATACACCGCGCCAAGACCGATGGTCGTTGCGGCGCGCACGTTGAACAGACCACGATTCATGATTCCTCTCCAACGCACTGGCGATACTCGGCCTGGCGGCGCTTGACCAGTCCAGGAAGTTCGCGGCCGCCAGCGCGCGTCCAGCGCAGGATTTCCCGGCACGCTCCCGCGTAGTCGGGCGGGGTTTGCTTGAGCTTTTTCACGATGCTCGAGCGGCAAAACGCGCTCGACCCGATGTTGTAGGCGAGGCTCGCATAGGCGTCCGCCTCGTGCTGGGTGAGCGGCACCTCGCCGATGCAGGCTGACGCCTCGCGCCAGATGCGGTCGGCGCCCTTTGCCAGCATCACCACGGCCAGCTGCGGGGTGACGGTATCGCCCGCCTTGACCGGTGCGCCGTCAGGATGGCGCGTGCTGCCGAAGCCGACGGTCTGGACGCCTACGCCGTCATCGTATGCACGTGGTGCATAGCCCTCGTATCCGGCAATGCCGGCAACGGCTAGGGCGGAAACGAAGA